TATCTTAGTCTCCTTCGCATAGTTATCACCAAATGGCATAACATAAGTGTCACCGAAAACATTTCTGCCAACACTAAACGATATTAAATTTCTTAAGACTTTTTCTAAAATTTCCTCATTACTAACTTCTGAGAAGTCAACTATATTAAAGTAGTTTTCTAACTCTTTAAAAAATCTTTTCTTATATTTTCCATATTCGTTTGCATTAAATCTTAGAGCCTCTACCAAATTGTGAGGTTTGTCATCTAATAAAAATGCTCCTAATATTAGATCTTCATTAGTTTGAACAATATCTGTAGCATAATCTGCCTTCTTTTCCAAGTCACTAAAATTGTTTACATTTAATGAATCCCCAGTAAACCCAATTTGACCTTCCATGTATTTTTTAAAATGTGACAAATATTCAGGTTCTGATATCTTTGTAATACTTTTATTTAAAGGGTTATTGCTCCATGCTAATGGTAAAGCATGTTTACTTTTGTTGCTTGTAGAAATAATTAGTCCTGAGGAACTATATGCACTAACTTCAAATATATCGCCAACAGCAAGATATTTTCTTTCTATCGTAATGCTATTATCTATATAAGAAAAGTTAGTAAAAGATACACCGTTCTTTTTTACAATTAAATCAAGGCTACCGTCGTTGTCTACTATCGAATTAGACAATAGATCAGGTACACAACCTATATCAAATTTTGTTGAGAACTCATCTAATTTTGTTCTTGTAATTTCATGTATTGTTTCTATTCGTTGTTTGCTTTTAGCAGTAACGTCTTTAAATGTATTAAAATACCTAGGCTTAGTTTTACATAATTTATACTTATAATTTCCGCTTATATCGGTATAATCTGTACCACCTAATGTAATATGCGAGTAAGTAGTAGTATCTATAAAGTTTATAAAACTTATTTCACTTGCACTTTTAAATGCTCTATATACTAAAGGAATTCCATAAATTGGGTCCTTAGTCCCAGTGCCTACTTCTAAACCAAATATTTTGTTGCCTGTAAATGTACTACTTGGGAATATAAGTTTGTTGCCTAAATATCTATGCATATCATCATATAGATTAAATAAAGGTGCTTGGTTTAATTTTGATTTAATTTGTGCTTGTACTAACCCGTCATTGTAATAGTACTCTTTTCCAATCTCTTGATTACCCGATGATATAAAAACAGTATTGTTTTCATCAAAGGTACTATCAACACTTAAACTAATTGCATTTGATAATGATGCATTGGCAACCGTTGCCACATAAATATTTTTGGAAATAGCAGAACTTTCATTAGGAAAAATAATCTTTGTTCCTGTTTGCACAGTAACTGAGTCAATCGTTACATTACTTGCATCTAATCCATTTATCTCACTATATAATAATTCTGAACTAACGTCTACGTTTCCTTTGCTAGTTATTCCGTGATTATATAATTCTAAATCTTTGTCAAATTCTAAAATAGGCCTGTCTGCTTGGTGTACTTTAGCCGGAATGTCGTCTCCAGCATCAGTAAAGTTTTCTTTATGATACCAAAAATTTACTCTACTCCAAACATTATTATTTACTGCTCCTCTGCCTAATAAAACATAATCTTTACTTGTTTGTGGATTGTTGTACCCATTAGAATAATTTTGTATTACTGGTACAAGTACTATTTCTTCGCCTACGCCTTCTACTATATATTCATTACCGCTGTACTTAGAATTATCTATAACATAACTTCCTGCGAATGCAATCTTCATGCCGTTTCTAAATGTTGTGCCGCCTAAAGGAGTATATGTAGGTTTACCTACAATGTCCTTGTCCACGTCTATAGGGTTAGTTGCAGTACCAGATACATTAATTGCTGTAGGTGATTTAATTACATCTGTAATTGTTAATGTAATATCAGCACCGCCGCCACCGCCTAAATTAGCGTCTGTTATAGTTACAGTATCGTTTGTATCAAAATATAGACCTTCTTTATTAAGACTTACAGTTCCGGAACCGTTCGAAGAGATTACCACAGAAAATTCTGCATTAAATCCATTGCCGCTTGTAGTATATTCACTAGAATCTATCGTGTAACTTCCTGCTGTTCTGTTACTATCTGCAGAAATAGATGCAGTTAAAGTTTTTATGCTACCATGCGGTGTCCAAAAATATTCTTGATAATTTATAAATTTATTATATTCTATGGGAGGAAGAAACGATTGATAATGTGTTGAAAATATTTTATTCTCATCCGACATTTCAACATTATAATTTTTTAATGTTGCTACTAATTCATCATAAAACATAAAGTCTTCACTTATGTTTGTTGTTGCATTTGTAGTGTTTACGGCAGGTGTTAAACTATAAAATTGCTTATTAACATCATCTTCGTATATCCATACGCCATCTACTAGTTTATCTTTAGATGTTTTTTTACCTATAAAGCCACTTATTGGTTCTAAGTTTGCTTTACTATAAAGTTGCTCTACAGTACTTTCAAAAAAGTTTTTTACAGTATTTGTTTGTAGAATACCGGGTAATTTTTTATAAATTTTATTTGCCATTAGTTAGCCAATGTTGTTTTAGTAATTTTATCTATAATTTCTATATCGGAGACTTTTGCTGTACTAACAAAAAACTCATTAGACTCTGCTTTAATTTGGAATAAATCTCCAAATGTTCCTGAATTATTTTTAGGTACGATCACAATGCTTCCTATGATTCCACTTAATTGTTGATGTACATAACTGCTCAATTCTGTAAAGTAAAAATTCTCTCCAAACTCCCAATTGTCAACATTAAAATATTTATTGAATGCTTGAATAACTTTTGTCTTAATTTCATTATCGCTTAGAGATGAACCTGCAAGTTTTACGACTCTAAATTTTGCTCTTGTGCTTTCTTCTGCATCTGCACCAAATAATCTTTTAAACTTAGCACTTTTGTATACAATAGTATCACTGGCATTTTTAAAGTTTTCTAAATTTATAAATTCATTAGATAATTCGTCACTTGTAGGTGCTAGAGGATATGCTGTACCTGGTACATTTATATATTTTTGTATAGCATCATAATAGGACAATGTTAGTACTAACATTTCTACGACATTACTAATGCTTGGGTCTATTCTTACGTCGTTAGGTGCTCTGTGATCCCATTTTATAACACATGGTCTAACATCGCCTACTCTTGTATCTTGGTCTTTGCCTCGTCCTATTTTAACAAAGCAATCTGTTGTCTCTACTAGACTAATACTATTTGCATCTGTACTACTTCTTGTCATTACATAGAATTTCTCATTTTCTACAACATATATTTTAATACCAAAATATTGATTTGCTGTATTCTCAAACTTTTCTGCCATTACTAAAGTATCTAACAATATATAATCAACAGTACTCCATTCTACTGGGTCAGAATAAGTTATAGGAGATATTGTAGGAGGTGTAGAACTAGATTTAGTATTATCCCAATCTGTCTCTCCTCTCCAGTCTAAAATAACTCCACTAACAGGTCGGTCATATACATACCCATCGAAGTCACTGTAATTTTCAAATATAATTAAATCTGTACTTGACACAAATTCATTAAATTGAAACGGTTTGTCTGGAACTAAGTCATTATTAGCATCTATTGGTGCGACTTTAACCTTTCTATTATCAGTATAACCATCTGTATATTTGAACACATCTGTAATTGTATAAACTATGTCTTCTTCTAGTCTATCTTTTGCTGTAAGATACTCAACTAAAATCTTATCTCTACTAATAGCACCTGTTGTATCACTAGCAAAAGTGTAGTAATTGTCATCTAAGTTTGTATATGTTAATACCCCGGTCTCTGTTGCAAGGTCTACTGATGTTAATTCTAATCTTCCTCTGTCGGCGGTACTATTAAATACATTTCCTGTAATACCGTATGATCTGACACCTGTTGTTCCAGTAGTAAATACACCACCATGGTAATATTCTGTTAATTGGGTCGTTGCATTGTATTGTTTGTAGGTAACATTTCCAACTGAATCTAAAATATTATATCCAAAAGTAGTATTTGTAAACGGTATGGTTATAGTGCTTGGTAACTTACTTATACGTCCATCATTATTAGATAATGTTACGTTATTTGTAGATACATTTCCATCATCAAAATAAGGATTTAAAGCAACATTAGCCGCATTTACGAATCTATTTTCTATTATAATATTTGCTTTAGGAGTACCTAAACCTTGTAATATTGCGAAGTTACTTTGCCATACTACGTTTACATCAAACCATTTTACATCTCTAGATCTTAATGCAATATTTGTTCTTAAACCATTTGGATCATAGTATGCAGAATTATCTAAACTTTGCCATGCGTCTGCAATATTGTCGCTATCAGAATCTGCCCAAACAAAACTTTCAGTAACACCTGGTTTATAATTTAAGGTATTAAATGTAATTGTATCTTTTACTGCTTTTGTTGTGTTGTCTGTGATCTTAACAGATTTTACATTGTAGAATTTCAAATCGTTAACACTTTGTACAACATATGACAGACCACGTATAGTTACATTGTATCTATAACTTGTAGCATCAATTGGGGAGAATTCAAACAACATTAACCAACTATTATCTAAGTTATTTAACGTTGTATCTTTAGCATGTTCTATGCCTAATGCTCCTGTTTTCAGTAGATTGCTATTTGTAATTATGTAATATTCTTGAGCTGTAAGATCAAAACCTAATCCAAATGTACTCTTATTAGAAATAGCATTCTGTATGGCTACTTTCTCATTTGCTGTAAATGTTTTTCTCAAACTTGAAATAACTTCTTCTGCTCTCCAGTTTGAGTTAATAGGTTGACTTAAAGTCCACGGTCCTATACTTGTACTTAATCCACTTGATAATGCGCCGTTGCTATCTACTCCGGTAATCCTAACCCATTTATAATCTGCTATGTTTGTTGGATCTACAAATTTAACAAACGTGTTTTCTTGAAACACCTTTGTGGATTCTGTATTGTTTACCATTACTACAGTATCTTCACTACTAAATGTTTCTGTCATATAACCTGTAGTACTTTGTGTAGCAACTGGTAATGGGTTCCATCTAATATTTAATGTATCTGTAATAAATTTAGTTGGTATGAAGTCGTTCCATTTTTCTCTTAGAGTATCATAAACTGTATTATTTAATCTTTGCCCTTTTAGGAATGTAACAATAGTGTTATCAATAACTTCTGAAGGCGTATTGTTATCACTTACAATTAATTGCTTTGTACTCGGATCGTCATCTTTATAAAGATACCCGTCTTCTGCATAAGTCTCAACACTTTGAAATGTTCCAGTGGGATCACTTATATCAATATATCTGCTATGGCCTGCATGTGTTCTATTTGTTGATTTTAGTTTTAAAATGTTAGATGTTTGACTTAAAGGAAACACATTATAGTCTTGTGCTGACACCATTCTATTTTGCGTATAGAATGTTTGCGGTGCTCTTGCTTTAATATTTGCTAAACTTTCTGCAGGCAAACTATTGTTTACAACATTCTCTAACCCGAATGTTACTGTTAATCTATATTGAGAGCCTTCTGCGTTTACATACGGTATAGTTGCTTGTAAATTATTTGCATCATCTGGATGTATTGAATATCTACTGCCGTCACTTGATCTATGCCATATTCTAAAAATGCCCGATGGCACATTACCAAAATTTCCATCTGGAAACTTAATTCTTATTCCGTCGTTATTTAAATTTTCTACTGAATATAAATTTCTAGTGTTTAATGCTTGGCTATTATAGTTCAATGTTTGGCCAACTGTATTTGGGATTTTAGTCCATTGGTTTTCTACAACACCTTGTGTATTTACTTCTTGCACGAAAACATCTGTTTCGTTAATATTTTGTTTTAAAATATCTTCAAATCTACTTGTTAATGGTGTTTCGTAATTAAAGTCATCAAAAGATAGTGCGCCTTGTTTGAATAGTAAAAAGAAACCTGTATTCTCACTTGCTAGGCCTAATCCGTCGTTTCTATAGTAGAAGCCAAAATCATTTGTTGGGTTAGGTTGCTTTTCGTAAAAGTATTCATTATCGTAAAAATCACCATTAACAATTTCAAAAGGTCTAGTAACACCATTTACATTTATTTCAAATGCATGTGCTATAGGGGAAGTAATAGGTGTACTTATAGTGTATTGATCTGTATTAATTCCTCGTATTTTGCCGGACTTTACAGGCGTTGAGAATCTATTGCTAGTGCCCATTGCCGCATTTAAAACTGTAATGAATTGTTCGTAACTATCTGAGTTATTAGCATCGTCCCAAAAAATATTTTGATTAGACAGTTCATTACCCTGGCTGTCAGTTAAAGGTTCATTAGTACTAATGCTTGTAACCTTCATTAATCCACTTGCAGGAATATTTCTTTTAGGATTATATCCTAACATCCTTGCAAGTTTAAATACTGAGTCTCTTCTTTCAGCAGTTTCTAAAAAGTTTTCTCTTGTATTAACATCCATTCTAAATGCAATACTTGTGCTTAGGAAAGAAAGCAATTCTATGATTGCGATGAATTCTGAACTTTCTATATAATCATTAAAGTTTTCTGGAAAGTTTGTTCTTATGTATTCTACTAAAGAAGATCTAATAGTATCAAAATCATATGCTTGAAAGTCTACTTCACTGTATGCCTTATATGCCACTTTCCAATCTTCTGCGGCGAATAGATTATTTTGTCTATTTACTATTGACATTAAATTTCCTCTGTATTCCTTTTATTAAATTCTATATACAGTACGTCTGCCTGATCTATATTATAATACTTAACTGAAACTTCAGCTCTTATTGTTTGATCATTTATATATAAAATTGTATTTTCTAATTCTACACGTGGATCTAAATCTACGATTCTTTGAATATCTTCTTTTATTTCTTCTTGTAACATAGGACTATCTTGTTCCATTAACATGTCCCAAATTATGCTACCAAAATTAGGTCTCATTACTCGCTCTCCCTTCTTTGTATAGAAGTGATTCAATAAATCTCTTTTTATAAGATCAGTATCTGTTAGGGTATAAGGTGCCCTATTTTTGTCTACAGTACTGAAGCCTTTGAATAATGTTGCCATGTAAGTATTTATCAAATTAATTAAATATAGTTTTAATTTATGCTTGACTTATTCTGTAATGATGCTACAATAAGGATATGAAGAATGTGATTTACTTACACGGTGCCAATGCAGACCCGGATAACTTTAATTATTTTACGTTAAAGATACCGGAACATCCTTTCTTTGCACCAGCATATGATATGGAACAAGATCCTTACGATTTAGTTGAATACATTAGAATGCAAAAAGAAAGAGAATGGGGCAAAGGCAAAGTTGTACTAGTAGGTCACAGTTTTGGAGGGTTACTAGCAAGTTGGTATGCAAGTGTTTACCCTAATAAAGTTGATCACTTAGTTACTATTGCGACACCATGGCAAGGTACGCCAGTGGCTAGGATACTTTCTATGATTTTCAGAAATAGTAAAGTATTTGAAAATACTAAGCCTGGCGCAGATGTACTAAGACTCCTACAAGAAAAAACTTATACAGGCAAGCACACTAATGTTGTTTGTACCGGTAGTTCTAATCCTTTAGCAGGGTTAGGCGGCCAAGCAAATGATGGTATGATATTAGTTTCTAGTCAATCCTCCACACCCCCAAAGTTCAAAAATACCGAGAATGTCTATATAGAAGCAGGACACAGCGGAGTTTTGTTAAATAATGATGTAACAGATTTGTTACAGAAAATAATTGAGAAATGATATGTCAGAAGTAAAACCCTTGAACGATACTTTAGAAGAACAACTAAGACGTATGCTTGTTGATAAGAACAATGAATGTGCTAATTTAAGAGCTAAAATCAAACTGCTTGAAGAAAATATTGCAATCGAGCAAGAACAAAAATACAGAGCGTTAGTTGAAGTTGCTGATCTTAAAAAATCTAATAGACAGATAGCCTAAAAGAATATACCTAGTTTGTTAAATGCTCGTTTTTTAGCGAATATCAATATTGCTCTCATTTCATTAAAGTTTATATTCTTTTGATCTGGAAACAATGTGTTCTGTGAACCTTCTGCTTCTACTTGCCATTTCAAGTGACCCGGAGTAGAAAATAATTCTGCTTCATACCTTCTCCTAGCAACATAATCTGCTCTTACAGTAGGTCTAGAAAACTTTCCTATCTTACCCACTCTAAATCTTTGCATAAGTTTAGGTACTGCTTTATAATTTCCCTTATTAAGTTGAACTAAGAGTTCGCTTCTTGCAAAGTTATCTATACCTATATGTGCAATAAGACTTGCTAATGCGCCAAGTTGATTTTTATTTAGTGGCACAGTTACAATATCCTTAGCCTGAGATAAGGCATTTTTTAGTTCAGATTCTAGAGCAAGTCTATCAGCCGCAGGGCCTATGCCATTTATAAATTCTACTAATTTGACCCCTGTTTTTTTATGAATATAAATTATACTAGGACCGTCTAAATACACTTCTATTCCTTTATCAGATAGTCGTTCTACTACTTTATCAAATACATCAGCCACCTGTGTCTCCTAATATTTTTTTAGTTTTGTCGTCTGCGGCCGATTTGAAATCTTCTACGTTACCGCCTGTAACCTCATTAACTATATTACTAATATCGTCTTTCATTCCTGCTACTACACTATCTTTTAAATCTAAAGGTAACCCAAATTCATCTAAAGAAAATTGGTTGTACTGTGCCTCTAAGTCTTTAAGTATTTTAGATTGCCCAATAATTTTTTGTGATAATGCATTTGTTGTAGGTATTCTGAAGGGAGGTATAGCAATGTTAAGCATATCTGCCATTTGCATGATTCCATCTAGATTACTCAAATTTAAATTTTTAATAGCATTAAAGTCACTTAATGCACTATTATAATCTTCATACACACTTTTTACGCCGTCTTTTGCTTCTTGGAATGCTTTACCTACATTTGTTCCTTCCGGAGTATCTGCATCTGCAGGCGTATCATCTGTAGGGTCTATTTGGTTTTCTAATGTTTCACCATCTACAGATTTATCTTCTTCGATACTGCTGGGGTCTTCAGTACTAGGATCAAACTGCCCATGGCCATTAAATGGCTCTGCGGTAATTAATTTTCCTACTATAGTATTAATAAGAGGTCCCTTTTCAGGCCTTTGCCCGCCATTTAATATAGGGTTAGCCTCTTCTCGATCGTATTCAGGTGATGCAGAAGACTGGTCAGGTTTCTCTACTCCGCCTAGTTGTTGAGCTGGTATTGCCGGGATAAGATCTGGAGAAGGAGGTGTACCTGGATTATTTAATCCTATGGTTGATCCAAATAAATTTGTAGTCCCTCCTGCTGAAAGAGTTGCGGCACCTCCGGCTAATACGTCTACCTTTAAATCAGCCTGTACAGTCATATATCCTTTTGATTGCAATGCTGTACCTAACGTACTAGTCATAGTCATTCTGCCTGCGGCACTCAGTTGCATTTCACCGGAATTCGCTGTTGCAAGGAAATTAGAATTAGCATGAATATTTGTATCTTCTGCAGAATGTAAATTTACTTTGCCGCCCACTCCTAAAGGGGGCAGACCCAAGGCACCAACTGCTGATGCTACGCCTTTATAACCTGATCTGTCGTTATCGCCGACTGCTTTTATATTTACGTCATTACCTGCTTCTATATTAACATTCTTATCAGCTCGTAAATTAAAATCACCTTTACTTCTAATGCTCATAGAGCCCTCGCCGAAAAAGTTTATATTACCGTCTTTATCTAATTCAAACCATGCTTTACCGTTTTTAGTAATCACATATATAGAACCGGTCGTATCGTCCATTAATATTTGTGTTCCGCCACCTGTTCTTAATCTTATATTAGAATTGTTTTGTGCATCATCCATTATAAATTGATGCCCCGGACCTATAGAATCTCCCTTATCGTTTCTAGGTCCTTTAGTAAGTATACCTAATACTTCACTAGGTGATTCTCTTCTAGAACTACTTGATGTTGCCCCTCTTAAAGGATCATTTATAAGACCCTGTTTAGTAATTGCTTCTGCAAAATCATGGTATATAGGCCTTAACTTTCCATTGTGAATGGGATCAGGGTCATATTGATTCTTTTCTGTTGTAGGTGTATTAAACGGACCACCTTGAAAACTAGGACCTCCTGCAATACCAGGTACCATTTGATTAAATGGCATGCCGTTAGTTGTTTGACTGATTATATAAGGTTTAGAAAGTAGCCCATCTCCAAATACTATTAATACTATACTGCCTACGTCAGGCGGTGGCGTCCAAAATCCATAGGACTTAACTGCATTATCGTCTAATGTTATATCGTCACTTTTTACATTTCCATATGGTGACGTTCCGAAAAACTGAGATGTATAAACAGCATCAAACAATACCTGTTCACAAGGATCATCATTTAATGCAGAAATATAAACTGCAACTGTACCTGTTTTTTCTGTATTTACATTTTCATCTACGACACCGGTATATACACCAAAGTATCGTTTTGTACTATCACGCTCTTTTGTAGGATCACTATGTGAGACCTTGTTAGATTTTGATGTGTAATAATGTTTAGCCACCGTATTTCGCCTTCCAGTTGTTGTATTGTGCTGATGTTATAGTTCCGTTCTTCAACATATCCTCTGCTGATGTGCTGGCTGAACCAGTAGCAACTTTCTGAACATAGTCAGGGTTGTCCCATAGCTCACTTCTTTCTTCGGTTTCCTTGTTCTTACGATCTAATATAGATCTGCCTTCTTCTTCGTATTGTTGTTGTATATCTTCCATACTATCCTCATATCTGTTATCCATTTTAGATAAATCGATACTTAATTCCTTAGCCGTTCTAAGATTACAAGTAAATACTCCCCCATTGAAACTGTTAATAACTTCAATTATTCTATATACTCCGGTTATAAAATAACTTTGTCCGCCTGTTGCGTATAAGCCAACATTATCGTCTTCATCAGATATAAAAGGATCGAAATACATAGGCTGTCTCAATTCAAACAGCACAAAATTATCACCGCCACTGGTAATTAAGGCATCTGTAGTAGATTTATTTGTTTTTACTGGTTTATTTTCTTCGCTATCTGTAAACCCTTTATCAACTTCACCTAAATACCATGGGTCTCCTCTAAGTTGCATATCTAAATTTAATAATATATCTGCACTAGATTTTTGTCCATATAAGTAACCGAATAAAGTATTACTGGGACTTTGTGGTCCTCTTGCTTCTTCTTTATTTACTTCTGATTTAGTAGATATGTTTAGCCCGTTAGAAGTGTCCTGACTATCAATGTTTTCTTGAATAGTTTTTTTCGCTTTATTTCTTTGTTCTTGTGTAATACCCTCGCCAAATGCATGTGTACCACCTAATAGATCAGCACCATATACATAACCACTAGGTTCAGGACTGTATTCTTCTCCTACGGAGGAATCTATTAATCTTTGTCTGTCGCTTTCTGTAGCAGAGCCAGACTGGTTAGAAGTACTACGTTTACTAGTTAAAGCACTTGCTACAGCATTTGCTATTTGTTTATTAGACAAACTTTCAACTAGTGCAGATGCTGTCTCCCCGGCTCTATCGGCAAGTACGTCTTTTATTTGTGCAGGGTTAAGTCCGGCCGCTGTTGCAAGATCACTGATACTTCCATCTTTTGCCTTTTTAAATATGTCTAAGAATTTTTTAGCATCACTTAGAAAAGCGGCCACACCTGCAAGAGCCTTACCGTCTAGAGATTCACTTGCACTTTGAGGTTCAGAACTAAACTTGGTAATATTACTCAATAAAGGAGTAGAAAATCTACCTCCCTTAGCAGGTATTAGCATATTTACACCTAACGGATATTTAAGATCGATATTTAAAATTTGATCATTTCTTCCTGTAAATATATATTCGTAAGCCTTTTTAATTTCCATAGCCTGTATTCTACTTGCTGTGGCTTGCTTATCTAATTTGGTTTCTTTAACATCTTGAAGTTGTCCTTCAACCGGGGTCTTGTAAACTGCTGGTTGATAAATTATTTCTCTCGGGTATCTTTCTCCAACAATGTCAAATTCTAATTGTTTAATGCTTCCGTTAATAGAAAACCAATTTACGTGAGTCTGTTGAGGGTCTGCTTCGCCCTCTATGTTTTCAACAGTCATTCCCTTTGTACGAGTAACATGTTTTACAAAGTCGTCATTCTTTGCAAGTAATTCGCCTATAAATTTCTCTATAGTTATACCTGCTTCAAAAGTCATTTCAAATTGTTCTGCCTTTTCATTTTCAGAAAGAGATTTATCTGCTGTCTTCTTTTCATTATCTTGTCTAACAGTTGCATCTTTATCCGGAGCGTCTTTAGGTTTTTTATCTGTTGATGTGTCTAATCTGTTTTCTGCTAAATTTTCATTTGTTATAATTTCTTGTCCGCCACCTTCTCCTGGTACTAGATTAGATAAATTAAATGTATACTTGTCCGGCGAACCTGTTTTTTCAGAGTCTGCTTTTTGTTTTTCGTATTCGTTTAATTTTTTTTCGAAATCTTTTACATGTTCTGTTATTGTGCTACCCAGTGTTTTTATTGTACTTTTTGTTTTATAATGAGTATCAGCAAAAATTAGATCATCCATTACTGCAAAATCTAAATCATATCTAGATCCAGTAGAGTCTAATTCAATAATTGCATTTATAAGTTCTAGCCTCCATCTATATGGTCCGGTAATATCCTTTATTTGTCCACCTGCATCTACATCTGCAGAACCTGTACTATAAGCCATATCAGATTCTTGATATCCTTGAAAGTTTATTTCCAAAAAGAAAGGAGCCTCACTTGCCAATCCTGGAATCCCTAATCTTCTCCTTGCAAGTACTATCATGTCCATAAAGTTTGCGGCTCCAGGTTGTCTTATAGAACATGAAACTGTTTTACTTAATGATATACCTTGTCCACTAGGAACTGAAAGTATTTCTATATTGTCTATTAAAATCCCAGTTACGCCGGTTTGTGCAAGTATTACAGTATTTTCGGGCTTTGCATGATTGGCTCCGTTAAGGAATCCACCGTGAGAGATTGTCTTTTTTCCGGTATCTTCTCGACTATTATCGTCTGACGGAGTTGTTGTACTATTATCTTCTGATGCGGCTATTAAATATAGTTTAGCATTGTAAGAAGGATTATCAAATTGGTCTAAAAGATTACCAGCAACTTTTCCTAGGAAGCCGTTGTCTTTTTCGTTTGTATAGTAATTGCCGGGCATGGATTATCCTAACAATGTTTTCACATCTTCTGGGGAAGGAATTTTTATAATTACTCCTGCTTTGAAATCTTCTAAAGGGTCTCTTAAAACATCAGGATTCCTAAGAGCGAATACCCACCAAAGTCTAGAATTTTCGTACAAATTACCTGCTAGAATATCAGGCCTGCCTGCTTCTGTTTCCTTAATTTTGTAATCTATATCAAAAGCACCAGATGGTATCTTAGGTAAATTGTTTACATCTAAAAAACTTCCAAATGTTCCTGCACTTTTTAAAAAACTGTCTCTTCTGTGAAAATCTGCCATTAGATGTACCCGTCTTTGTATGCGGCTCCGGTTCTTAATGTATCAAGATTAAAGTTCTTACGCAATTTATGTGGTGTATAATTAGGGAATATATCACAAGTAACAGTGGCTTCTGTAGGCACATACGTTGTGGTCTCTTCTTCTCCTACTTTAACTGATACTGGTACATAGTCAACGTCTTGTCTAAATTCAAAAGAATAAGATAAAACAATAACAGGAACTTTATTAAATCCATGATCACCTAAATACTCAAATAGCATAACTGGTGGTGGAGTACCAAATGTTCCTGCGGCCACTGAGGCATCTCCATAGAAAGATTTCGTAACAACTCTAAAAAATTGCATCATTGCTAAAAAGTATCTACCCTCGTCTATATTATTTACAGTGAATTCTGAGGTAAGTGTAAGTCTAGGAGGTGTAGAACTTTGGTATGTATTAATTGGGAAGTTCATACCTTGCATCTGCGCCATATCATATTCTGCAGAACCAGATACATAAATCTGAGGCACATATTGCCAAACTAATCCGCCTGATGCTTTGATTGGATCCATTATACTACTACCCGTACCTGATCCGTAGAATCGATCTCTACCACCATTTTTTGGTCTAAGTCTTGCTCTCCAGTCAAAGTTACTAGTAAAGCCTTCGCCTTCGCTGGGATTTATTGCTGTAGAACTAGCCGCTTGATTACTTTGTTGTCCTAATTGTTGTTTTAATTGCTGTTCACTTAATTGCCTAGCACCAAATAATAAATTACTACCTGGGTTTCTAGAAGGACCTGCATTTCCATCGTAAAAGAAAGAATAGAAATCTTTATCAGACAATGCACCTAAAACTGCACCTGATACTACTTTCCCACCCGGAACTTTACCTATAAGTTTGTTACCTACACCACCTATTAGTCCCTTTAAATAATCCTTTCCGCTTGGCATTTAATCTCCTGTATATAACTATTTATCGTATTCATTAAAACTAGTTTTAAATTACCAGTTTCTATAAATACTTATTGACAATACACTAGAACTGTGTATAATACTAACAATATAAATGAATTATAATTTTGAGGAGAGTTATTAATGGCACAGCCAAAAAAGGTTAATTACCTAAACAACAAAGATATTCTAAAGGAAATCCATAAAAGTAAGATGACTTACTGCTATGTTGCAGACGAAAACTACGGAAAGTATGATGTTATTCTAGAAGATGTTAAAAAAATAAACAGAAACAGTATTAAAGTTGCTAGAGAAAACAGAGCGGCATTAATTCAATCAATAGGATACCAGGCCGCAATGGCAGTACATGATCCTAAAGATTATAAAAATAAACCAAAACAGAAAGAATTCGCAATAGATCCTAAAAGTATAGATCAAGAAGATTTAGTTTTCCGAGTTATGGACATGGATCATATTCCATTAGAGCCAGGCAGGAAAAAGAATCCTAGGAACGAAGCAGAAACAAAAGCAAAAGTAAACTTTCCTCCCTTTAAACATTATGCTTACATAGGCGGTGAAATAAAAGAAGTTGCAAGGAGTCATTGGCAGGGTAGTTTAAGTAATGGCGAGTTTTGTGTAGATCACGGAAGGATTACAAACAAACTAGGAACCATGTTTTTAAAATTAGTAGAAAGGTATTCACACAGAGCAAACTGGAGAGGCTACACTTATGTAGACGAAATGCGTGGACAAGCATTAGTTCAGTTATCTCAAATTGGATTACAGTTTAACGAAGCAAAATCAGATAATCCATTTGCATACTATACTGCGGCAGTTAATAATAGTTTTACTAGAATTTTAAATTTAGAAAAACGAAATCAAATGATTAGAGATGATATTCTAATTGATTCAGGACATTTACCAAGTTACGGTAGACAGATTAAACACGAAGAAGAAATGCGTTTAATTAGAGAATCCGCAGAAAAAGATACTGATAATTAATTTATGGCTCAACTGTTTAAAACAGCGGCCTGTTTTACCGACATACATTACGGATTAAAGTCAAACAGCCGTTTACATATAGAGGACTGTCACAGGTATGTTGACTGGTTTATTGCAGAAGCAAAAGCCAGGAATGCAGAAACCTGTATATTTTTAGGCGACTGGAATCATCACAGAGCAAGTATTAGTGTTGCCACTATGAATGCATCTCTAGAAGATTTTAAGAAACTTAATGACGCATTTGAAACTGTATATTTTATTACAGGCAATCATGACTTATATTACAAAGATAAAAGAGAACTTAACAGTATAGAATATGCTAGAGATCTTTCTAACTTTGTTATGATAGATGAACACTTCCTACAAGATGATGTTGCTATTATACCTTGGTTAGTAGGCGACGAATATAAACAAGTTGCAAAGATGCAATGCAAGTATATGTTTGGACACTTTGAATTACCTTACTTTAAAATGAATGCAATGGTAGAGATGCCAGATCATGGCGGCGGTATTAATGACAAAATGTTATCCGGACCAGAACTAGTGTTCAGTGGACATTTCCATAAAAGACAATTTAAAAATAATATACATTATATAGGCAATGCTTTCCCACATAACTATGCAGACGTAGATGACGATGAACGTGGTGCAATGTTCTTAACATGGGGCGAAGAACCTTTATATGTAAACTGGGCAGAATGTCCTAAATACAGAGTCTTTACATTAAAACGTTTACTAGACAACCATGCAGAATTGCTAGACGAATACACTTATGCAAGAGTTAAATTGGATATTAGTATAAGTTACGAAGAAGCAAATTTTATAAGAGAGAAATTTGCAGAGCAATATAATGTTAGAGAACTACAACTTATTCCTATTAAAGAAGAAGAGGAATACGAAGGCGGTGAAATCACATTTGAAAGTGTAGATCAAATAGTTATCCAACAATTAGAAACCATAGAAAGTAATACCGTACAAAAAGATGTTTTAATAGAAATGTACAACAGTATAGAAACCCAATAATGTTAAAAATAAAAAACGTATCAGCAAAGAATTTTATGAGTGTTGGCAACAACACACAGGCAGTTAATTTTGATAACTGTCAACTTACACTTGTACTAGGTCATAACTTAGACATGGGCGGAGACGGTAGCAGAAATGGTACTGGTAAAACTACTATCATTAATGCATTAAGTTATGCATTATACGGTGATGCTTTAACAAACATCAGAAAAGATAACCTTATAAACAAAACAAATGGTAAAGGAATGATTACCACAGTAGAGTTCGAAATAGAAGGCAAGTCTTATCGTATAGAAAGAGGCAGACGCCCTAATGTTTTAAAACTTTTTATAGACGGTGAAGATGCATTAGAGAACGAACAGCAAGGCGACAGTAGAGAAACACAAAAAGAGATAGAACGTATTATAGGATTCCCACATAATATGTTCAAGCATCTGATTGCTTTAAATACCTACACTGAACCTTTCCTAGCAATGAAAAATAATGATCAACGAGACATGATTGAACAGTTGTTGGGTATTACAGAATTATCACAAAAAGCAGAAGTACTAAAAGAGCGACAAAAATATACTAGAGACAGTATTAAAGAAGAAGAGATTCGTATTAATGCTGTAGAAGAAAGTAATAAAAGAATTGATAAAAATATAAAAGAAATAGAAAGTCGTAGCAGAGCCTGGGAAAAGAATAAAGAAAACAAACTAATAGAGTTGGGTGAGAAAATAATCCGTATGGAAAGAATAGATATCGATACGGAATTAGAAAACCACAAATTGCTAACAACATACAAAGAACAAAGAACTAGTTTGCAGACATTACAAGCCGAAGAAAAACGCACGTCAACAAGTATAACCAGAAGCTCTAAAAAATTAGAAGAATTAGAAAACAATTTAGAAAGTGCAAAATCAGGCGTATGTCCCACATGCGAACAGGGAACAGCACATTTAGATACGCACGAAGCATACACACAGGAATTAGTAGAAAAAATAGATAAAGAAAAAGAATATTACAAAGAGATAGAAGGTACAATGATTGAGACAACTGAAGCAATAAAACAGTTTAGTAATATTCCTGCAGATCCTGAAGTATATTATAATACATTAGAAGAAGTATTAGAACATAAACATAATGTAGAAACAATGCAATCTAATTTAGAATCTATGGCTGTTGACGAGAATCCTTACATAGAACAAATAGAAGGTTTGAAAACAACTGGTATACAAGAGATTAGTTTTGAAATAATGAATGAGCTGACTCATTTACAAGATCATCAAGACTTTTTATATAAATTGCTAACCAGTAAAGATAGTTTTATCCGTAGAAGAATCATAGATCAAAACATTGCTTACTTAAATCACAGGCTTGCTTACTATTTAGATAAGTTAGGATTACCGCATGATGTTAAATTTGCTAGTGATCTAGGTGTTGAAATTACAGAATACGGTAGAGATTTAGACTTTGATAACTTGTCTAGGGGAGAGCGTAATAGACTTATATTAGGACTATCCTGGTCATTTAGAGACATCTATGAAAGTCTAAATAGGCCTATGAACTTAATGTGTATAGATGAACTTATAGATAGTGGTATGGATTCTACAGGGGTAGAGAATGCCTTAGGTATACTTAAAAAAATGCACAGAGAACAAAATAAAAATATTATGTTAATATCACATAAAGAAGAACTCGTAGGTCGTGTAAATAATGTATTAACAGTTGTCAAAGAAGGCGGCTTTACTGCTTATAATACGGATACGGAATATGTTACTTAATGTAAATCTCGGTAAGGAACAAATAAACTATACCCTAAGATACGAATTATTTGATCACAGAGTTGCAAAAAGAATATGGCAAAGATATCAAGAACACGAATATAAACTTTTAAGCAACGATAGGTTCTATGGATTCGGTGAAACCAAAGAAGAAATAGAAATTAAGTTACAGGAAGATATCGAAAATTTACAAAGACTTAAACCTGACTTATATCTGCCTGAAGATGATTTAAATTATTTACATGAGAACTTTGTATCAGTTCATCGTAGTTTGTCCCCCGAAGAAGACGAAGCAAGATATTGGTTAAGTAAATTTAACTACGATATACACCATTTAGAAACATTTGATATAGGTCTGCCTACTCGCTTCATTACAACTACCGAAGATGACGGAGAACCGTTAGATCATAACGACTATGATTTGTTTGATAAAAATATACTGCAGGATCATTTATATATGAACTACCCTCATGTAGGTAAAGAACTTATGGGTATATTTCAAAACAATGATATAGATATTCCTGCAGAACAAATAATGCCTACAAGTGTTCTCAAAAATGATCTATTTGGTTGGTTTAACTCTGACAGGATTTGGACTGACAAACTAGATATCATGCAGAAAAGATTCTTAGCAAAAATGCATAACAAACTTCCTTATCCCTTGGAAGACAAAAGACTGGCAATAGGTAAAATTCCATTAGGAAAATTAACACACGAGCCTAATAAAGAACTTATAAAACAAAATAGATATATACATTCTATTATTGCAACACAGTAAATAGGTCCTACGGACCTTTTCAAACTACAATCAATCGTTTCGTTTCACTACACTCTTTCTTTTGTTTGAAAGTTTTTAAAGTAAACCGTTATCATGTATGTTTGGGTCATAACTCACCTATACAGGTGAGAATGATGTCATCATGTGATGCCGTCGCCATCTTAACCTCGGG